GCTTTTATTTGCAATTCTTGTTGTCTGATTTCAACCAAAGGATCAGACTCTTGTGGAGGCGTTACAGCTTGAGCCAATTGCTCTGTTGTGTCTGCAATTATTTGTGCTGCAATCTTATCAATTTGTGGTTTGATTTGTTGCATCATCATTTCCATCTGTTGCGGGTCTTGCTGTATCTCAGGTGGTATTCCTTGCATAACTTGTGTCTGAGCTTGCGCTTCTGACATAAGGCCAATGTGTTCTTGTATATGGCCTTGCAGAGTTATAATTGCATTTTGATTCATTTGTACCGCAGATGTAGACATAACCGCTAAATGGGTCTCTATATGAGCCTGGTGGTCTTGCTCTGGGAAAGCTTGTAATGGCTGACCCATAAGAGCGTTTTGATTTTCTTTGGCTGCATTAATAGGGGGTGGAGGAGGTGGAGGAGGCGGTAATATAGCCTCAATATTTGTAACACCTAAAGCTTCATACATTTTTCTATAAGCTTGGTATAAACCTTGTGGGCCACCGTGTATCTCTGGGTTTGACTGAACCAATTGCAATTCGCTTTGAGCCAATGCAATTCTTTGTGACATAGAAAAAATGTTTGGATCACTAGCTGGTAAAACATCTACACGTCTATCAAAGTCTTGTGCTTTAATTTCTGGACCCACCTCCATAGAAGGAGCATAAGGGTAAGACTGTAGACCCTCACCAAATATTTTAGATAATAATTTAAATTCAATCTTTTGTGAGTAATGTAATCTTTTATGAATTGCAGACATAACCTTTGTGCCACGTTCCATAATAGCCATCGTTGTGCCAACAGGTGTTTCTCCACCCATCTCACCTATTTTTAAATCAGCCATAGAAGCAAATCTACGTCCAGCATCAACGAGAGTACCTAAAAGATTATAAAGGGTGCCTGAAGGCTCTTTAAATGGCAATGGCATAAGAGAACCACGAAGGTCTCCGCCAACCACATCAATGTCTCTAAATTCTCCTGGCTGCAACGGCTCGTCATCATTTCTAATACGCGCACCACGCGCTTTAAACCCTGCTGGTAAGTTAGCTAATGTTCCAGCGTCAATAAGCTGACGAAGAATAGAAGTAGAGGCTTGAGCCAAGCCACCAATCATATGCGTTAAACCAAGTCCATAAAAACCAAGGCCGGGCAAAAACTTGTAATGAACAAAATATTGCTTCTGACGCTTCATAGGCTCTATTTCATCATAATTTCTTCTAATACTTAGAATCTCATTATTATCTTCAAGTATTGTAATAATATAAGGCAGCTTTAATCCTGTCTGCTCTTGATCCATACCAACATCTTCAAAACCTTCTAGATCCAAAGACGTATGAACTTCGTATAAAGTTAAATCACGAGATGCGTTAGAAGGATGTACACCTTGAACGTCATTAATTGATTCAGTAACTTCATCTGAATCTCCGCCACCGTAACCATCTTCAGGTATCTCAATATCACTGTAAAAACCAGCTAATTGTAGTTTTCTAACTTCATTTGAGTCCATAGATATTCTATGCGTAATACGAGGAGATGACGCTAAGTCTGTTGCTCCGTAAGGAACAATTAGGTCTTCAGCATGAATAAATTTACTTACTGCACGTTGCTTTAAAGGATCAAAGTAAATCTTTTTAAAGGTAGACCCAATAACAGGAAGATAGAAAAGCATTTGATCTAACTCAGGATCATATTCTTCCATCTCGTAAGTAATCATGTAATTCATGTAGTCTTTAACGCGCTCTGCTTGCTTAACAAGCATTTCGGTTTGAGCACCAATAACTTGCGCTCGAACTGGGCCACTAGCTGGTAGCAGCTCTCGATAAGCTTGAGCCTGAAACTGTGTTACTGACTCGGCTAATAATGGATGTATAACGCCAGAAGCACCCGCAAAAGGTTCTGTTCTGTCTTCTGTTTGCATCCCTAAAAATTCAATACCTTTTTTATAGGTGTCTTCCCAGTCCTGCCTTGAAGATAAATCATCTAAAATAGATCCAACAAGATCTGAAGAAATTCTTCCAAGAGCGCTTTCCTCCATAACCTCTGCTAGATTGCCATCAAAAGGTATTTCTGGAGCTATCTCTTCTGGGTTTTCATATTCTCCAATAACAGCGCTTCCATCGTTAAATTCAAAAACACCTGGATCAGTAGGCATTTCAGTCATTTCAATAGCAGCTGGCTGCTCTGGGACCATAGGTATTTGAGGAACATCACCTGCTCCTACATCGTTTTCAATAGCCATTTAGATCTCCTGTATAGGTGTTGAGATGGAATTGTATCTGCCAACTATGACTGTAGGGAGGTAGCCAATCATAGTTATTTTACCCCACCTCAACCTCGAAACTTGAAACATTAAAAATCCTTTTCAAGTATTATTTTACGCCAGAAAATCTGGTTCCACGCAACGCAGCTCCACCACCACGAGCATTACCCGCACCAGTTCCGCCTGTCATTGGAGCTTTTTTTACTTTTTCGTAAGATTGAGTCATTACACCCATTTTATTTTGACTGTTACCATTTGTAGGCGTATTAGGTGTTTTTACCATACCGCTATCTTTTTTCATTATCTTCTCCTAGCTCATTTTAGTGTTTTTCATTCCACGACCAGCCATAACACACCCGCCGCCTTTATACTTTTGAACTTTTCTCTTGGTAGCTTTACCGCCATACATCATGCCTTGAGGTTTAGCTTGTGGTCTAACAGATTTTGTAACGCCTCTACCTAAAGCCATATTAATCAAGTCCATGTCACGATCAGACATACCAGATTCATCAGCTTCCATTGCAGCCACCATTTCTCCTCTTTTAACAGCACCTGTTTCAGCTTCTTCCTCTGCCATCTTTTTAATAAGCTGCATAATCATTTGGCTTTCTGCGACTCCCTCTACTGACCCACCACCACGCATACCAACAGTAGCTCGTTTAGCAGCAGCCATACCTTCTGGCGTATATGGAAACTTCTTTCCTCCAACATTTGGCATTTTATTCTCCTTTAATAATACTCTTTGCGCTTATTATAAGCATACTCATCATCGTCGTCATAATCGGTGGGCGTCGTAATAAAACCACCTTGTCTAAATCTTAGTATAGCCTGTGTCATCGAATCTGCCAAGTCATCATGTTCACCATTGGGAAAAGAAGCACATTCTTCCATAACTTCATCAGCAAAAACTGTATCAGGACACCAAACCATTCCACTTTCAAACACAGGAGCGCAAGAGTGCATCCTGGTAAACTTATCCGCACCACGGCTCGGAGTAAATGGCGTAACAGGAATACCAATACGGCGCAATTCTTGCGTTAAAGGCATTCCAGACCCCTTTTGCTCTATTAAAACCATATCAGGATCATATAACTTGTAAAGATCATTTGCTTCCTGCTTTAGCTGCGGAAACTCCCAACGACCCTTAACAGCGTCTAAAAGCATGATATGGTCTTCATTTGTCTCAGGTTCAGTAAAAATACCCCAAGTTGTAACAGCAGAATAGTCAGCGCGGTCACTTTTACTAAACGCAGTGTCATAACTTTGAATAATATAGCTACAAGGAGGCGGATCTTCCTTTGTCCACTGCTGCCACCACTCTCTTTTAATGATTGCACCCTCTTCAGCAGTGGGATTTTGCATATATTGAGCGTTCCATTTAGCAACGGGAATAGATGCTTTTACGCTCTCAAGCTCCTCTAAAGCCCAGTATTCAGGCCATAAAGAGTTACCAGAAGGCATAATAGCAGGGAATTCAACTATATCCCACTGATCTGCACCTTTTTCGCTCTGTCTTTTTAAAACTTTAGCCGTTAAGTCCCTAATAGACCATCTGGTCATAACAATTATAATCGCACCGCCTGGCTGTAAACGCTGTCTTGGACCAGAAGTGTACCATTCATAGATATTATCCAGTGCAGTAGCACTTAAAGCGTCTTGCTCAGACACAGGATCATCAATAATAGCCAAATCAGCGCCACGACCAGCCAAAGCACCGCCCACACCAACAGCATAATACTCGCCACCAGCGTTGGTACTCCATCGACCAGAGGCTTTTGCGTCCGTTGCAAGCTTAACATCAGGAAAAATATCCCTAAAA